CTATAATCCAAATTCAGTTCACTGATATGCTAAAAGAGTTGCAAATCTTAAATTCTTCAATTAACTAACTCCAACTGTCACCTTCTTAACAATCGACCCAGTATAATTGTCTTCAAATAACTGAGATTCGATAAACTACCGTCCTAGTTCTTAAGATACGCTAAAATTCTCAAATCCATTCACTTTGGCCAAATTTAAACCTACACTAATAGTACTTTAACTAGTAGGTTAAAATTTGACTCGTTCCTTTTTCTCCAGTCACGATTTCATAATTATTTTCACTCCAACTGTACTATTCTCAAAAAGTAGCGGATTCTTATGTTATCAGAATAAGTACAACGGGCCTAAATCCGGAGTAGATAAAGCTGCCAAACCAATTCAAGGTGATACTCTTAGTCTATCAAAACTGAGAACAAATCCTAATTAAACTACAGCTATACCCTTGTATTTGCAACGTCTTTGATACTTCAGATAGCTATCGAGTATTGCGACTGGAGTTTTAGTATCAACAACACCTTCCTAATAATCATTAATAACGGCCTGATTCTACCAAGGTTTACTATAGCATAAACTGTTTATCAACCTAGCTGGAAGCCCATATCAACTTAGTTGTTACCCTATTCTATGGTGTTGAACTCTTAAAAAGTCAGTAATTACGTTGGCCCCTCTTGTAAACTTAGTTTTGTCCTTAGCAATAGGAAACGATATACTGTCGTAAATTTCATATATAGTAATAGGCTCAATCACGTTATCAAAACCTAAATCAATATCGTCTCCCAAAACGGCTATAAAGTCAGGATCAAAGTTTGCCTTCACTAATACTGATTTACATATTGTTAAATTTATCAGAGAACCGAATATAGACGTAGTCTTAAAACCTGACATAAGGCCACACTCTATCTTCTTAATCCATTTTGATTGCTCATACTAAAGGAAAGTATTATTGTCTAGTTAATCAGCAACATAATATAACCAATCATGCAACTGCTCAAAGATTGCACCTAATTGTCAGCAAATATCACTCATCATCCACAATTGTACGTTATTATCAAATTTAGATATATCTAATGGCAAACAAGACATAGATAAGGATTTAGATCTACAATATATCTATTCAAATCACTTTTTCTTATTCATTAAAGCCACAAGTCCAATCTTATTTCTACCACAACCAATTTACTCTTAATCTATGTAATCAAATAATGTATAAACCAAAGTTAAATCTTCAAAACTTAAATTGTTGACATTAACAAATTGTCATACTTTTACAGCTTCTAATTTTTAAGCAGCATAACAGTTATAAGGCTCTTTCTTGACCAATAACCGTCGAGCAAGAACCTATCAAAATACTAAACTTAAGTCCTAACTTAGATAGTACTACTTTTTCGAATCAAAGGCTTTTTAATGTTTGACAGACCCTTCACTAAGAAGATGCTTGCTAAAATGTTGTTCTAATTCCTTAAAGTTAAGTTCTCTAGAATATAAAGGAAACAATTGCTGTAAGATAGCGTTCAGCTAAATGTTATAAATCTACCGAAAGGATAAGTCACCATAAAATCACTCAACATTGCCAACATCTTTAGGCTCAATCCAAGGTATAAGATTCTTAGCTATAAATTGCTAAGGCTTCAAGCTG